AAAATATTTTCATGGTGCATTAGAACAAATTAAGTTAATAAAGAAATGGTATCCTGGATTTGAGATAAGAATATATGTTGACTCCACTTATAGATTTAACCATTTCCCTAAAGATGTAAAAATAATTCAGGCAGATGCAAATACTTATGGTATGTTCTGGAGATTTGAACCTTTATTCGAGAGTGATGATAATGTAGTTCTTGTGAGGGACGCAGACAGTAGAATTACCCAAAGAGAATATATGGCTGTAAAGGAATGGTTAGGTAGTAATGAAAAATTTCATACCTTTAGAGACCATGATGCACATTACGAATTCCCAATCATAGGTTGTGCTTTTGCTATGAAGGGCAAATTAGATAGTAATCTAAAAGAAATAATGTTGGAATGTAGTAGAACCCAAAAATATTATTGTAGTGATCAATATTATCTAAGAGATCATATCTATCCTGCAGTAAAAAATAGCATGATGGTACATTCAATGCACAATGGTTGGTTCGGGGAAACAAGAAGTAAACTTAAAAATAGATTTTCATTTTGTGGTAATGGGTATGATGAAAATGATATGCCATTATATCCTCCATCATTACAAGAATGTAATGGGTTTGATCCAAAGAGTGTCGATGCAATGTACAAGTTTGATGGTGGATATTTAAGTGAGTAAAGTTACTGTAATAACGGCAACTACTGGTTCTGATTACTTAGCAAAAAATATAGAATCAGTTGCAAAGCAAACCTATAAAGATGTTCAACATTTGATAGTAGTGGATGGAGAACATCATTATAGCAAAGCCAAAAACCATATTATAGAAAACAATGATGTACTTGTTTTACCCTACGCTACAGGTACAGAACAATATAATGGACATCGCATCTATGGCGGCTGTACATACTTTGCCAAGGGAGATTACATTATCTATTTGGACGAAGATAATTGGATTGATGATAACCATGTTCAAAGTCTTATAGACATATCAGATAAAGAATCATTTTCCTGTTCTTTACGAAAAATTACAGATATGGATGGCAATTATATTTGTAATGATGATTGTGAAAGTCTTGGTAATTGGAAATCTGTAATTGGTGATTACTTTGTGGATGTTAATTGTTTCTTTCTACCAAAAATTATTGCACTGCAACTAACACCATTGTGGTTTAGAAGAGCTAGACATCCAGACGATCAACCTGAGGTAGATCGCATATTGACTTCTACACTAAAAGATAATAAAATAAGGTGTAATGTGACAGGGCTGCACACTGTAAATTACAGAGCAGGTAATAGAGCAGATTCGGTGCAGCCAGCATTTTTTATAGAAGGTAATAGATTGATGAAACAACATTATGGAACTTTGCCATGGATAAAACAATAGATTATAAGTATAACGAAGATAAGTTATTAGCAGAACTAAAAGAATATATTGATGCAACTTATGGTCAGCATTATTCTCAGGGTAAGATTCAGACTACAGAATTTATTATAGATTGCGGAGATGGCATTCCGCATACACGTAGTAATATTATCAAATATTCACAACGGTATGGCAAAAAAGATGGCCGTAATCGTAAAGATATATTGAAAATTTTACATTATGCACTTATAATGCTTCATGTGCATGACTTAGAAACAACTAAAATTGATAGGTGATTTATTATGCAATTCAGTAAAGAAACAATTGATGTTCTAAAGAACTTTGCTTCTATTAATAGCAACATTCTTTTTCGTAGAGGTAATCAAGTATCTACAATTAGCACATCTAAAACTATTTTCGCCAAAGCGTCAGTAGCAGAAAGCTTCCCTGTTGAAGTTCCTGTCTATGATTTAAATTCATTACTTGCTCTTTTGACTTTAATGGAAAACCAAGTAGTAGAGTTTGGTGATAAGTCTTTAACTATTTCTAGAGACGGCGGCAAGTTTGAATATTTTTATTCAAGTCCGTCTGTTATTGTAGCAGCACCAGATAAAAGTATTGAAGTAGATAATCATTTTCAGTTTAAACTAACTGCTGAGGATGTTCAAATGATTATGAAAGCCGCAGCAGTAACTGCAGCACCTGCGATTAGCCTCACATGTAAACATCAACAAGTAACTTTAGCTGTCGGTGATAGAAAAAGCGATACTGCTAATTCTTATAAGAAAAGCTTTGGCGCAGGCCTAGAAGATTTTGATGGATATATTCTGTCAGAAAATTTTAAAATTGTCCCCGATGCCTATACTGTAACTGTGTCTAAGAAAAAATTCTTCCACTTTAAGAATGAAACTAAACCTCTTGAATACTTTATTGTAATGGAACATGATTCTGTAGTTTGATTTTTAATTTTATATTATGAGGTTGTTATGGAAGTTCGTGAAGAACAATTTTTGTGGGTTGAGAAATATCGTCCTCGTACTTTAAATGATTGTATCTTACCAGAGGATCAAAAGAAGGCATTTAATGAAATGCTTTCTAAGGGTGAGATACAAAATATGTTACTTTGTGGCTCTGCAGGTGTAGGTAAAACTACTGTAGCTCGAGCATTGTGTGAACAACTAGAATCAGATTACATTATTATTAACGGTTCTGAAGAATCAGGTATTGATGTTCTTCGAACAAAAATCAAACAGTTTGCTTCTTCAGTTTCTTTTTCGGGCAAGACTAAAGTTGTAATTTTAGATGAGGCAGACTATCTCAATCCAAACTCTACACAACCTGCTCTAAGAGCATTCATTGAAGAATTCTCAGCAAATTGTAGATTCATCTTTACCTGTAACTTCAAAAATAGAATCATTGCACCATTGCATTCTAGATGTGCGGTGTTTGAATTTAAGATTGGCAAAGAAGAACAACCTAAAATTGCTTCTAAGTTCTTTAAAAGAATCAAACAAATTCTTGAACATGAACAAATTGATTCTGATCTGAAGGTTGTAGCAAAAGTTATTGAAAAGCATTTCCCTGATTATAGACGCATTCTAAATGAACTGCAACGATACTCTGTATCAGGCAAAATTGATGAGGGTATGCTTATATCAATAGGCGAATCTAATCTATCCGATCTTAAAGAATCACTAAAAGCTAAGGATTGGAAACGTATGCGTACTTGGGTTGTTAATAATATTGACAATGACCCAGTAACAATCATTAGAAAAATCTATGATACAATGATTCAAGATGTTGTTCAAGTACCACAACTTGTTCTTATACTTGCAGATTATCAATATAAGTCAGCATTTGTTGCAGATCAGGAAATTAATCTAGTGGCTTGTTTGACTGAGATTATGGCATCGGTAGAGTTCAAATGAACTACGTATCAGAATATTTTAAAGACACAAGATCAGCACATATTCAAAGTCGCACTTTAGGCGGTTACCGGATCGTGCTATTAGATTCTTATTTTGAAACAGAGAGTGAAGCATATTCTGATACTATTAAAGAAGCAGAATTAATTGCTGATAGGTGGTTGAATGAGCATTTTCGGTAAACCAGAAAAAGAAATAGTTGTAGAGCCATACAAAGCACCTAGCATTAGTCCCTTTGATTTTATTAATGCTATTCAATATTCTAAAGAAAACTTGATCGTGGATGATTGGTCAGAGAAACAATACAATCCCTATATCATAAATAAAGGGTTGTCTTATGGACATGATACAGTTATCCAAGCAAATGAAATGAATTCTCGTCCCCACCTTGACAAGAAGTTACAAAATTCATTTCTAATAAATATAATTAGGGCCAAAAAGAGATTCAATAAATGGATCAAGCCTGAGAAAATTGAAGCGATCGAAGTAGTAAAAGAATACTATGGCTATAGCACTGAGAAAGCCCGCCAAGTTTTACCACTACTCGACGCGTCAAAGATTGACGTAATGAGAACAAGACTAATAAAAGGTGGTTTAAATGGCGGATGATGTATTCAAAATAGACTTTCCGGGATATAATCCTCTAGAGGTTACATTAGTTCATCCCGATGATTTTTTAAAAGTCAGAGAAACGCTTACTCGTATAGGTGTAGCATCACGTAGTGATAGGATACTGTATCAGTCCTGCCACATTCTACATAAGCAGGGTAGGTATTACATAGTTCATTTTAAAGAATTGTTTGCGCTTGATGGCAAGCATGCTGACCTAACAGATAACGATCTACAACGAAGAAACACTATTGCTAAATTATTAGTGGACTGGGGATTAGTTAAAATTAATAATCCATCTAGTTTCACTGATACTGCACCATTGTCTCAGATTAAAGTAATTTCATTTAAAGAAAAAGATGAATGGGATTTACAAACAAAGTATAATATTGGTAAAAAGAAACAGTCTGTGGTATAAATAATAATATCCCCGGGATGGGACTAGCATGCCAGCGAAGGCTAGTAAAATATCCACTGGTGCCAACGCCATATGGGTTGGCAATTTCAATCTCGCTTATTAGGAGAACTATAATGACACTACTATTGAAAAACGGACCTTTTGATATGTTTAAAGATATGGAT